ATGCTGTTAAGATAATCACGAAGTGTCTGACGTGTTGGCATGTTGCTCCGTTGGCGGCTGCTCACCCATAGTATTAGGTATCTGGACAAGAGACTGGTCGACAGCCTGCAGGAATTCATCGGACATGAGTGCTGAGTCTATTGCAGCGCTCGCCTCGGCGACAAGATTCTCAATCAGCTCTGCGAAGTCCTTATTAAGTGGGAGCATGGGTAGTATCCGTCTTCTCTACTGTCACAAGGTGAACAGTGCTGCCACCGACATTAACACCGGCGAGGCCAGCGGCAACAACTGCAGATGCAATGGCACTGGTAATAGCATCTGTGCCCTTAATTGTCAGAGTGAGAGCCAAGTTTTGAGTCGTTGCTGCCGCAGCAGTTGATGGAGCAGGAGCAGGCGGTGCTGGTTTTGCAAGTCCTGTTTGTGTTGCGGGCGTGGTCGTAGTCGGTGACGCCTGTGTTCCTTCATAGGTGCCAATGATACCTTGTTGTTTTGCTGCTTCTAGTGTGGCCGCAGTTGTCGGGATTGCTGTGGGTGAACCAGCAGGGGAAGCAGGGTTTACTGCTGGCGCTGTGGTGGAGCTTTCTGCTGTGGGGGCAGTCGTAGCCGTCGGCGATGTCGTGGCTGGGGCAGTTGTAGGTGCTGGTGCCGGAGGGATCGGGGCACTGGATGAGGTGGGTGACGGAGCAGGAATTCCAGCCTTAGCCTCTTCCGATACAGGAGCAGGAGGCGTGACGGACGGCTCTGCTTTTGGCGGCTGTTTTGGCTGGGGAACCTTTCCGCGCTTTCCACCAAAAGCTTCAACAGTTGATTCGTTTATCGTGTCAAGAATGCCCTGGACATCCTTGAGAGTCTTTATCGTGCTGTCACGTGTTCCGATCATTGTCTCGACTGCTCTATCAGTGATAAAGACAGTGCTTCTAACAGAGTTTTCTATCGTTTTTGCATAATCAGCGGATGCATTCGTTAGAGATGCTATCCTGTCCGCTAGCTCTGTGGCTGAAAGCTCTTGTGCCTTTTTTACAAGGTCTCCCATATCAACAAGGGCTGTCTCCATGTCTGTGTCTGACATGCCGCGGACACGACCCTGGATGTCCTCTTTTAGACCTCCGATGGTGTCAAAATTATCATTAAGGAGCCGCTGCAGGATAACAGGATCTATTCCAAAAGCGCTAGCGATCTGCTTTTGCTGTAGGATGTTCATATTCTCGAACTCAATACCCTGTGATTCAAGCTGATCACGCAGGCTTACGATGAACTGTTCCTGATCTGTGTTGGCCAATCTGAAGAGCTCAAGTGTATCGAGCGTGGCACCGGTCGACGCAGCAAGATTGCTCATTGTCTGAGCTGCTTTATCGAAGCTTGAAAACTGATCAGAAAGCCTCGTCACATCGCTGATGTCGAGACCTAAGCGATGCACAGTTGCAGACAGGGATCCCATCTGCTCGATGGTGAGGGCACCAAAGTGATTGAAATCACTGGTCATTCTTGCAAGATCTTGAGATATCTTGTAAGGAACTTCTCCTGTCGCCTGTGCGACAGCAAGGACAGTTTTCTCATACGTCTTGAGCATCTCTCCGCTGATCTTTCCAGTGGCTGAGAGCTCTCTCTGGAATATCTCGTTAATCTCAGAGGGTTGCATGCGCAATGACTCAGTAGCGAGACGTGTGTTCTCCACAAGCTCTTCTGTCATTCCCTCGACACCTGCGTTGAAAAGACGGGTATCGTTAAGAACTGCATCTTTGTAGCTGGACAGAAACTCTTTTGAATCCCCGAGAAGCGCTGCAGCATCCATGCTGATGCCGTTGAGTAGAGTTATCTTCTTTTTTCCATATTCATTCAGGATTTCGTAAGAAAAATCTGCCAAGTCCTTGGTCAGGCCCTTGACTCCGTACGCCGCCTGGCCAATTGCAGTCGCATTCATTCCTGTGATGTCAAGAATCATGTCGCTGACTTCTTGAGTTGACTTAAGAATCGCTGACTGGGTTAACCTGTTTAAACCTGCGTTCAGATTTTCTAGGCCTAAATCAGCTCCTGCAGTTTTGGCTTTTTCAAATCCCGCCTTCAGGCCATCAAGAGCGCCAGCCGCAATATTTATCTGACCAGATAAATCTGCTATTCTCTTTGAAAGATCAGCAAATTGCTTTTCAGCGTCTCCAGCTGCTGCAGCAGCAGCTGCTGTCTGACTTGAAATTTCTGCTTCGGCTTGCGTGGGCGTTCCGGGCGGAGCGAGGTTTGATGGCATAGTCTATATCTATTGCCCCATCGAGATCGGCGTGTCGTTGTCCAGACCGTATTGATCTGTGGGCGTTGCCTGCTTCCTCTCCTTGATAATCCTTCTCACAAACCAGGTCCTGTATGTCACGGGCATGGCGCGGATCGCCTCATAGCTAATCTGGAGATTTCTCATGAGGAAATACGCCTCTTCGAGGATATCTTCCCTGCTTTGATCACTCAGGCCAAAAAAAGGCTGCACCCATAGGCAGTGCCACCTTTGACTCAGAGCCGCAAGAACGACAATTCATATCAACCTGCATGTTTAGACCAGGCTCAATGCCCGACATGTAAGCTCTCAGCGCACGGCTGTCAGCTGCAGGCATTGCCTTGATGAAGGCACTGATCGCAGCCCGATCATGCCTTCCGTCAATGCTGACGATCTGATTCTCAAGCTGCTTTGTTACTATGCCCTCGACCTTCGCATCTGGAAAGAGCTTTAGCATCTTCTCTCGAACCCTTGCAGCCTCTTCCTCGTCACCGACAGTCACCAGCTTAAATGTCACATGCTTCTTTGTGACTGGGAGATGGAATGAGAATTCATTTGTGCCGGGGCTGACCGGGTCAGCACCCAGTCGCTTGATCTCGATTCCGGCAAGGTCAAAGGAGTGAAGATCAGCTCTATTGCAAGCAGGGCACGTGACGCTTGCGCGATACTCAGAACCATATCCCGTGATTCTGATGGAGACAAGAACAGCGTTTCTATCTCCTGAGAGCATGTCAGCAGGGTCAATTGACTTGTCAACAAGACAGCTCTTTATGAGATGCGTGAGAACTGTTCCCTCCTTGATGAGGGCACGAGATAGAAGAATATCCTCCTCTTGCGCGGTCATTGCCTTGATCTGGACGACATCGCGACCGTGAAGGGGACTTTCAGGCGGGTAGATCAGTCCTCCAGAGGGCAGTGGGACCTGCTCAACCGGAATTGACCATCCGAAAACGTCCTGGACAGGAGAGCTTCGAGGAATCTGGCTGGAAAAATCCTGCGAAAAGGATGATGGTACGTCTGTCTTCTTTGGCATGTTTCTCTCTTTGGTTGTGATCGAGCAAATACAAAATCGCCCGCGTTCTCCCATTCATTATGGGGAAGCGGGCGAAGTGTGTAAATGTCTAGATATCAGTACTGCAGAACGCACTGATCGAAGCGGATGGTTAGAGCGATGTCTATTGGCTCATCGCCGCTGTAATCCACGCCGTTAAAGTTCGCAGACGTGAGAAATGCACCCTTGATGTCCCAAAGTTCAACAACTGTTCCAATGGGATCAAGCATCTTTAGCTGGATGTCACGCTTATAGAAATCTGCGTAACCTGAGCGACCAGAAACTGACTCGTGATGAGTGCGGATCCACTCCATGACCTGCTGTGCGCCAGAAGGTGCGATCGGATCGTGCAAGTTCACGTTAATCGTGTTGAATGTCAGCTTTCCGGAGATGTAACGCTGGGTGTTAATCCAGGGAATTATCTTGTCAGTCATTGAGAATGTTGGACGTGCAGCCGACTTGATCAGGAATGAGTCAATTCCTTCGATTGCAAAGATCCACCGGTGCTTCCTCTTGGGTTCAAACTTATTTGGAAGCATATCCGTGACAGAAAGTGTTTCCGCCGATGTTGCCATTTTTCGCTCCTGCTATTCTTTACTTATCTATCATTCATGAATGCCACTGCATGACGGAGAATTCACATCATGCAGTTGCGCTGCGTCCCGTGACAACAAAGTCGATTGAGATAAACTCAGCGGTTCTTGTTGGCTGGACATAGATCTTTCCACGGATCGTGTTGTTCTCTATGTCAGCCTGCGTTGTTGTTGATGTATCGATCTGGACCTTGTAACGATCGACACCGCCACCTGACTGGATCCTTTGCAGGATTGGATTGACAAGAGCGTTGAACTTGTCAAGGGTAGCCTGTGTGTTGGGCTCGAACAGGAGGCTGTTGGCGACCTGCCTGACCTGCCTGCGCAGGAAGATCAGAAGCCTGCGGACGTTAATTCTGTCGAGTGAGGAAGCAGCCTGGAGAAGTGTCTTCTGTCCCCACACAACGAATCCGGTTCCCGGGAATGCGACGATCGGATTGATCGAAGCGTCATATAGGGAGTCAAGATCATCCTGCGAGAGAGCAACTGATGAGTCAACAACTGTTGGCAAGCCAGCCCTACTGAAACCGGCAGGAGCATTCCAGTATGATCCTACCTTGTCATTGGTTGCAAAGGCGCCGAGGACTGCAACGCTGGGGGGAACCGAGACGAGGTCGCCAGTGTCTGGGCTTGTGACGGTAATATCCGGGAAATATGCTGCTGCAAACGATGTATTCAGGCTTCTTGCTGAGAATGCATCAACCGTGTATGAGACATCAATTGTCGAATTAGATCCTGTGATAATTGCGTTGAAAGCATCACGCATCTCAATGTCCATCACGTACATTGCGTCAAATCTGTTCTCGATTGCTGTGATGGCATAGTTTGTTATAACAGGATTCCTGATTCCGGGGATTGCAAGCACCTGAATGTCAGTGTCTGACTTGCTTCCCATGATGTCGACAGCCTTCTTGTATGCAACAACTGTGGGTCCGCTGGTGGAGCCGCCCTGATTGCTCGCATCGTCGATCTCTCTCGATGCTGCGAGGTTTGTAAGGCTTGACTTCTGTGAATCAAAGATATTGACTCCGTCAAAGCCGCCCTGCATGATGACCTCGAACGAGACGTACTGAGAAGCCTTCGAGGTGACGTTTGAAAGATCGTTGATGCTCAGAGCACGGGTCTTGGCTGAGTCGTCAGCTGTGATGCTATCTGCGCGAACATAGACCGCAGATGCCCATTTGGATGGGTCAGCGTATGTGTTCGAAGCAGTAACAACCTTGATCTTCTCAATTGTAAAGTAGTTGTTATTGAAGTTGTCAGCCGCATTAGAATCTTCAATGAAGAACTTGGCATTTGTTGGAGCAAATGATGGGAAGAACTTTGTGAAGTTCTTGACAGAGTCATTATACACATCTGTGTAGTTGTAATCTGCCAGGCTCTGGAGCTCAAGCTGTGTTCCCCACGCCAGGTCAGGGGTGGCTACACCACCAGGAGCAATATTCATTCTCATCGGAACGGGAGGAATAATAGCCTTCTGGATGTCAAGCTCGTGACCAGAAATCATTTGATTTGTGTCAGATCCCGAAGCAAGAATGCTGCCAGCTGTGTTGAGATATCCGTATCCTCTGAATCCGAAAGGAAGTGCTGTGGCCGGGACATTTCCAAGAACAATATCATTGGACATCTCGACCCTGATGTAGTTGCCGCTTATCTGGTAATTACCCTCAACAGCGATCTTCTGTGAGCTCTGTGATCTATCGAAGTCAAAGTAGACATTCTGATCTCCGATCACCCTTGCGATGTAGTTTATCGAGCTAGGATCCAGATTGACACCGCTAAAGCGCTGGAGAACCATGTCTGAGTCATAGCTTAGAATTGAAAGATCAAACTTTCCGTAAAGGTAAGCAGGATCCTTGGAAGGTGTGATGTTCTCAATGAGAATCTTGTATTTCTCATTGGCATTTGCACCATCCGACAGCGAGTAAATCTTGAAGAGGGGGTATTTTATTCCGCCGAAGTCCTGCGAGATGATACTGGGCGTGTGCGTAGTTGCATATCTCTCTCTGAAACTTTCATAGTTGGGAATTGTTGAAGTCGATGTATTTCTTGCAATTGAGCTTGTTGTAATAAAGACGACATCTTTTCGCGTTGAATCCCACTTTTTCGGGTCGCTGGGGTCGGTAATTGTGGAATCATTAACTGTGTCTGGTCTAACAAAGACACCAGACCCTGTAAAGTTTGCAAGAGAGGAAGGAATGTCATAATAGGTGTAGAGGTAGTGACCAGCCTTCTCAATTAGAGTAGGATCTGTATTCATCTTCTTGGAGATGTGATTGTCACCGATCTCAAGTGAAGCTGTGATGATGTTTGGATAATCAGAAGTGTTAGTGTGACCATTCAGGAGCATCACAAACATCGATCCGGTAACGACCATCGATCCTGTGATTCCGCCGCCATTGCTCACGCCAGCGACTGCAGCAGGAGCATTTGAGGTATTGTAGTTACCGGACAGCGCCAGTGATACTCCAGAGGGTGTCATGATGACACCCCTGATGATCGGGTAGGATATGTTCTGTCCTACAACCTGCAGTCCCGCATCACTAAAGATCGTTGATCCTGCAGACTCTGACATGAAGGCACCGAGGAAGTGCGTTCTTCCCGGAACGCCGCCACTTCCCGCATACGTGTTTCTTGAGACGATTCCTGTCTGCTGGACAAGCTGATCGCCGACAACGAATCCTGCGTTTGTGACCTCGCCCGATGAAGCATTTCTCTTGTTTCCATCGCCTGTACCGAGAACACGCAGGTATGTGGCCTGCGAGGCATTTGCTAGCCATTGGCTCACAGCGATGGGACCAAATCTCTCACCGCTCTCACCGAACAGCGTCTTCCAGGATCCGTAAGTCGTGAATGTCACGGGAACAAACGCTGGACCTGTCTCAGCAGTTCCGATAATGCCTGCAGGGATACCAGTAGCTACAGCCTGGGTGGGCTGTGACTGGTCAATGATGTTCACTGTTACGTTGGCGCTGCCCATTTATTTGCTCCTTAGCTTAAGTATTCTCAAACGAACACGACGCCAGCATTCGTGATTATGAAGTCAATAGCAATAAACTCAACTGCCTTTGTTGGGACTATCACTATTCTTCCGTTAAGCCTGTTCTGCTCAATCTCTGATGGCGGATTATTTGTATCGTCCATTGTGATGGAGAATGAATCAATTCCGCTCTGGCTCTGAACAAGTGTGAGCTCAGGTGTAAGCTGACTGACAAATCTTGCCCTGGTCGATGCTGTGTTCTGCTCGAAGACATAGTTGAGTCCGATCTTTGAGACGCGCTGGGCGAGCTCAATGAGCATTCTCATGACGTTAACTCTGTCAAGTGCAGACCGCGAGATCTGCAGCGTCTTCTGGCCAAATATGACGTACCCTGCACCCGGGAATGATGTGATCGGATTGATTCTTGCATCGTAGAGGTTGTCACGGTCGACGCTTGTGAGTCGGGTTGCGAGACCAGTCACGTCTGCAAGTGATGCACGATTGAATCCAGCAGGAGCATACCATGGGAAGGCAAGCTTGTCATTCTGTGCCAGTGCACCGAGTGTTGCAACCGATGCAGGAACTCTAACTCTTCTTCCGCTTGTCAGATCGATCAGATTCACATCAGGGAAGTAAGTTGCTGCGTATCTGTTATCAACTGATCTTGCAGCAAATGACTGTATCGTCTTGCCAACGTCAGGCTGTGTTGTTACGTCAAATACACGTGTTCCTGTATCGTCATATGCTGGAATATCCATCACATAGAACGCTCTTGCAAAGTTCTTTGACTGGAGAAGAGCGTAGTCTGTGATATTTGGATCTCTGATTCCAGGAATTGTAATCGTATTGACTGTAGATGAGAGTGTGTCAGTGATGATGCTAATGGCGCCCCTGTAGGAGTTTATTGCCGAATTTGTGACACCACTTCCGAATACGTTAGATGTCGAGCTTACGCTTAGTCCAATGTTGGGAGAAGCGATTGCTTTTCCGCCCGATTCCTGCGAAGAACCCTTGTCATTGAGTGCTGCCATATCTGCGTCGAGGATATTGGTTCCATCCCATCCGCCGTACATGACGTTGGTAAACTTCGTGAAGTCACTAAACCTATTGAACTGATATGACGAAGTCAAGGAGCATAGACTTGCAAACGTTACGCGAGGCGTAGCGCCTGCTGCAAATGTGACTGTATAGTCAGGAGCAGCCGGTGTCTTGTTTCTCGTGTAGAATGCGTTGATCATGTGCTGTGAAACAGTTCCTGTCATGTCTGCAACGGAACCGTTATAGAAAGCAACGTTAGCAAGAGTGAACTTATTTCCGCAGAAAGTATTTGCACCGGATCCAGTAACAAGCGCATCAAGCTTCTGGATTCCAGAGAACTTGACTATGTTGTCAATGAAAACATTCCTGTATCCGCTGCTGTTGGGGTCAAGACTATTTGTTACACGCTCGGGCTTGATTCCCCAGTAGAGCCTGCCATCCACTCTCTCAGAGGCGCCTGCCTGACCCGGGAAGGAGGGCGATGTTGCAGTCTCACCTGCAGTCACCTTAAACCTTAGAGGGACAGGAGGAATGATCGAGGATGTAAGAGTAGTTGTTGATGCTGCAATCCCAAGTCGACGAGTTGCATTAGTTCCAACATCTGTGAGTGAATCATTGGTTTTCAGAACAGGCAGACCTGCAAAGCCAAATGGCAAAGCTGCGGTCGGAACATTTCCTGAATCCACGAGGCTGTTCATTACAACCCTGATAAAACGAGATCTATTTGGGAACTTTCCAGAAGATATGAATCTTCTCTCACTCTCTAGGGCTGCATCAAAGTTGAAGTAGACCTTCTTATCTCCGATGACCTTTGCAACGTAATTGTTG